AATGTGATTCGGCACAACAACATCGCTTGACGCCACCATCTCATCAAAATCGTCAATCTCAGCCTTTGCCGCTTCGAGCCGTTTGGTCCAAGTCTGAACGACTTTCGCCTGTTGCTCTTGCGCTTTCCTTTCCTGATCCTGCCGATCCCGCTCTTTAAGTGCTCTCTCAGCGCTAAATTCAGCCAATGCTTCTGCGTATTCAAAAGCATCCGTGAATTGATCCGGCGTAGGCTTGGCATCAGCAACAGGAGCTTGTCTCGGCGCCTGTCCTTGCTCCAAAGCCTGTAGCCGTGCTTCCAGCGCTTCCCTGGCATCACGCTCACGCTGGGCGTCTGCCCTGGCCTGTTCGCGTTGCCTTGTCAGCTCTGAAAACCGCGCCTTCAGCTTGCTCGGTTTACCTTCGTTCTCTACGGCTGGTGCTTCATCTTCCGCATCTGGCTCATTCTCAACCTCAGATTCGATTGGCTCTGCTTCTTCAGCAGCCTCAATCTTACCTTCGGGAGCTAAACCCAGTTTCTGTGCAAAAAATTCGGCCTGATTCTCGCTTGTGACAACTTGCGTTGTCTCTCGTTGTTCGCTTGACATGGTTACCCACGGATTTACCCGGTGAAACGCGCCGGTACGATTGCGTTTATATAACCCGCTTTTAGATTGGTGTCAAAGACTAAGTTGTGAATGGTGATTGTCCTTGGTCAATGTCCGACACAGCAAACTCTGCCGCCATCATTTGCTCGGCATTGCGACGCTCAATTTCACGAGCCAATGCGTCGATGGGCATATTGTGAATCAGCAGGTTAACCAGCGCATCAATCTCGGTCTTGTTCTGGCTCGTAATCGACCTGGTGTTTTGGTCATTGACCCGGACCTCGGCCATTGTCTCGGTGTTGTGAGCTCGAGCGGTGACATCCATGAGCTTGCGTTTATTAGCGCCTTCTTCTTTGATCTGCGCCACCTGACCGCGATTGTTGATCTCGAGCTGCATCGCTTGCATCTGCTGCTGCATCATCTGCATCTGCTGATTGGCTTGTGCGAGCTGCATCTGGACCTGTGGCGGAATATCTGACTTCTCATCAATCTGCGCCAGCGGGTTCACCGCGGCCAGCCGGTCGGCAATGATCTCGGCGCCAGGGAAATCCATCTGCCGGAATACCAGATCGCCAGCAGCCTGGAACAGCTCTGGGCTTGCACCGATCAACGGCATCATTGCCTCAACCGCTTGGATGCGCCGTGATGCGTAGCCAGGACCCGTGTCCATGCTGACGTCGTACTCACCAACAGTCACGTCGTTAAGCACTCTCCCAACTTGGGAGGCTTCATTGATGGTGATCAAGTCTGGCTTGCCATCAACGCCGATAATGCGCATAACGCGCTCAGAGTCATAAATCTTGGGGATCAGATCAAGAATGATGCGACCAGTCTGGGCAATGGATTTAGTCAAATTATCGTAGTAATGATAATTCGTCATGTCCGTCTGCTGCTGCTGACCGTTCAGCGCCTTGCCGCTGATGTTGCCGGTCGGCAATTGCGCAGGATCAAAGATGCCCACGACCTGCTGTAGATCGTTGCTGACAGCCTCGGCAGCGCCCATAATGCCCAGCGGTGGTGGCTCGGGTTGCAAGCGCGTTGGGACCGGCGCCGTGCGTCCTTCAATGTCGGTCTGCTTATATCGCAAGACCGGCGTGGCTTTGATGTTAGCCGCCGCCCACTCATTCTCGTGGCCCTCGTCCTGCCCTTCTGCCAAAAGCCATTTAGCTTTTGGTGCGAGCGCAATCGCCTCGGTCATTGAGGTTTGCCAGAAGTTGTACATCTTCTGGGGATCTTTGGCGTAACGCACCAGACCGTATTTGATTGACTTGCTGTCAATGACGATCCGACCGCCGTAGACCGGCACAACAGGGATGTACTTGCCTGGCCAGTCGCGCTCCTCGAGGATTTCCATCGCGGTCAGCTTGCACCACTTAACCACTTTCTTGTAGCTATCACGCTCGCCAACGACCTCAAGGCCATTTGCAGCCATAAACTCCTTGCTCGGGAGCTGGTCCTTGAACAACCGAGATTTATCGTTCAATAGGTACAACTTGGCCGGTTTTCGCTCAATGTAAAAGTACTCAGCGATCCGAATATCTTCTTTGGTCACCCACTCAGGGTTGGAATCGCCATTGCCGCGGCCTGAGAAGTTGCCGCCAGCGTCTGCGTCTGGGTATAGATCGCTGAACTTATCCTTGCTCATCACGGTCGTGATAAGGCAACGCTCTTGGTCCGATCCGTCTAGCGCCACGCTGTTGGGATCGAAGTAGACCGAGAAAGGATTCTCAATAGGGTTGATATAGATCTCTTGATCAAACGAGTCAGGAGCTGTGTAATCGGTGACCACTCGCCAGTAACCCCAGCCCATGCGCACAGCCGATTCAAACGCCTTGTCGTACGCGCTATCGGCGTCGCTGTTGATCTCAATGTGCCGGCAGATACCCTCGACGACCTGGGCTGTTTCCTTGTCGGAATAGCTGTTGCACGGATGCACCTTGATGCGCGGACGCTGCTGGCGCTGCTGGTTGGCGATCTGCCGGCAATAGGCATCGAGCTTATTGATCGTCAGGCACGGCCTGGCTTCCAGGTTACGACTATTCTGGATCTCCACCGGCCATTGATCGCCCGAGACAAAGCGCAGATCGTCCAGCGCATCCGAGCGATTGTTGGAGTCGGCTTCGTTGGCCAGCCGGAGAAAGTTCATCGCGTCTGCAATGCGGGAATCGTTTCCCTCGCTTTGATAATTTGCCATTTCAGCCCATCCAGTTCGTTGGTAACGTAAAAGTCACTTGTTTCTTGCGTTGCTTTGGTTCATTGACCATCAATCCGATGTATCTAAACGCATCTGCGCCGTGCGAATAATGGTCGTGAAGTGGAGACTTGGAGAATCCACCTGTCTCTGAGTCGACTTCGTAGCGGTAATGGCGCAGACAGGTAAGACCTTCCGCGCAGGCTTCTCGGTCGAACCAGCAGTTGTTGAAAATAGTTCGCGCAGCATTGATAGAGTCAGCAATTGGCACTCTCGGAATGATTCGTGTCTTGTATCCCGCCGCCCTGACAATCTCCTCAATAGATTTGCCAGCAGCGGCAAGCGTTTTGTTCTCAGCGTCGTGCGGAAGCCACAACGTGTCGTAATGGTATCCAAAGGTCTGCAATTGCGCTAGGTAATAGCTGATGGTCTTTTGATTGTCCTCCATGTAACGCAACAAGCGCGTTTCCATGCCGACAAATTGCAAGAACCAGATTGCCGTAGCGTCAGACCATCCCAGGTCAAACACGGCGTGAACAGGCTTGCTAGGATCAAACGGAACCCGTCCAATGCGTCCCTGAAGCTCGGCGTCCTGCATCTCCCTGGCAAACACCGCACCGTCGACAGTCTGCCGGCATATGCCCTCCCAGACGGTGTTGTAAGCCTCAATGTCGCGCTCTTTAAGCGCGTCCTTCTCAGCTCTCAGGGTTTCGGGGAACCAAGGGTTATCGCTCCAGTTGATCTTAGTGACCACACAGTCAGCAGGAGGATGCACCACAAAGCGTTGGAACGTCTCATCAGTTTCCAGCTCCGGGTTAAAGCTAATCCAGATCTCCGAATCCTGCTTACGGATCGTTGGAATTAGCACATTCCATGACATTCTGGACACAGACTGCGCTTCTTCAACCCAGCAAATATCAACGCCCTCAAACGATTTGATGTTTGAGACATTGTTTTTAAGTCCAACAAAAAAGAATTCAGAGCCATTCTTAGCTCTGATTGACGTCTGGGTTATTTCATAAAACCCATGTAATCGCAATGATTCGATCTGATCGCATAACAGTTTATGCACCGAATCGCGGATTGACGTCTGGAATTCCCGTGCGCAGAGTATGCGAGTTGGCTTAGATGCGCCGATGATTAGCAGCGCTCGAGCAATCGCCCAGGATTTGCCACCGCCACGACCGCCGTACGCTACCTTATACCGATGCTTGTCAAAAAGAACCGATAGCTTCTCAGGAAACTCGGCATTGGCAATGGCATTATCAAGTTCATTCATTGAACCTCCCATCTAAATTTGGGATGCTCAATGACCGATTGGATTGATCGGTTTGGCCGAGTCAACCAACCTTGTCTGCCGCCAGGCAGTTCAGCAATCAGCTTCCAGCCGGCGCCACGTAAACTGGCACCAGACTCAGCTTGCAATGTGTAAGTGATCAATTTGGACCAGCCAAGAGCCTTGACTGCTTTCCAGCACCGAGCGTAAAGAAAACTGCACGTTCCTTTGGGGCTGTGATCCACGACACAGACCCTGGTGACCTCCAGCGTCTTGCCGTCTGCCAATCGTCTCGCAACGGGTCTGCCAACGATTGCAACGCCAACAATCTCGCCGTTGTAACTTGCTCCGACTGCGTACATACCGCCCTGTGGCGCTTTATTGTGACGATGCCAGCCGGTGACATATTCGCCAGCCAGTTTGAGCGTCATGGGAACCGCTTCAATCTTCACTCACTGGGCTTAACGAATGTGACCTTGATGCCCTCGACCGGCGATCCGTCTGGATTGCTCAGAACGGTCGTGTTGCGCTCGCCCCAACCCATCTGTGCCTTTGACCACCAGATCATTGCCGTGGTGTCGCCAGCCATCGCCTTGTTGTAGAGCGTGTCGGCAATGGATGCGCTAGCTTTAGCCTTGCCAACGGCCAGCTCGACCTCGTAGTACTTACGCAGCGTCGGAGCGCTGATGCCGATAAGAGCCGCGATCTGATCCTGCGGCAAGCCGAGTCCAGCAGTCTGCTCGACTTTAGCTTTCGACGTCTCAGTAGGAACGTGCGGAGGAATCATCTTTTATAGGCGAAAAAATAGACGGTTGATCGGCATCTTACTCTCGCTTCAGAATGGTGAGATTTTGCTCCTCGCCAGGGAAAACGACAAAGTTGCGAGTGCCTTTGCCAGCGTCTCTCGAAGCAGCGTCGAAATACTGAACGCCAGGAATTCCAGCCTTTCGCAACGCTTCGCTTGCGGCAGCGCTTCCCCTCATTGGATTTGCTGATTCCCTTCCAAATAAACTATAAAGATCCCTCATAACCTCTCGACCAGTCATTGCCAAAGGATCGTAAGGTTTTCCTAAATCGCCCCAAGTAGGGTCTGATACTTTTGCCTGTTCAAAATTTGACTTAAGCAATTTTGCAATTGCATTTTGTATTTGTTTCGGCTGCTCACTAAGTGGCTTATCCCAATGCAGCATTTTTTCAATCATTGGGTCTGGCAAGTCGACGTGATAGAACGAAGACGAATTCGGCAAATTCTTAAATTTTTTCAAGTCAACCGATTTTGCGTAATCAGTCGCCTTTTGCCATCCGTAATCCGGGTCTTCCATTTGCCTTAAGACTTCTTCCGGATGCCT